CGATCTTCTGAAGATGGTTGCATGGCTTTTTTGGCCCCGGCTTCTGTCAGCCCCATGTGCTGCACCATGTATCGCATGAGCCCAGAGCGGGACACAAAAGGCCGTCCCTGCCCGTCGGTTTCATACCCAGTTACAGCCCAAGCGCCGCGGAATTGTTTCATGTGCTTTGCGGTGGTGCCGTCGCGCTTTTCTGTCACGACAGCTTCTGCCTCGACAGGCACAACGGATGTGACGGCCTCGCCATCTTCATCTAGCCAGCCGTCGATCTTGACAGATTGCAATTCACAGAACAGGCTTTCAGGCGGCTCGCTGTCCTTCATTTTCTTGGCGACAATCTCAATTGCCTTTCCTGGCATAATAGCAATCTGGTTTTCTAACGCCCCGCGCCACGCAGAGGATCCACGCGCGCGGTGCTGCGCTTCATCGCTGACGCCAGTGTGATGCACCAAAAGAACACTGCACCCAAACTCAGCCATGAGACCAGAGCAGGCGTCTAGCATCTGCTTGGTATCAACCGCGCTATTTTCATCCCCCGCCAAAAATCTGTGCAAGGTATCGACCACGATCAGGCTGGGCTTTTCATGTAGAGCCATAATCGCCCCGCGAGCCTGATTGTATCCTTGGGGCGTGTTGAGGTCGCACCCTGACTTGGATAACCACATGCGCATCGGCCCTTCTGGCTTATGGTGTTGCTTCCAAGCCGCCACACGAGCGCGTAGGCCGTGATGGCCCTCGCCTGCCATATAGACCACCCCGCCCGCCGAAACCTTGCAGCCGCGCCATTCTGTGAAGCCAGAGGCAATGTGCAGGCACCAGTCAAGCACGCAAAAGGTCTTGCCGCCACCAGAAGGGCCAAAGACCATTGAAAGGCCGTCACGTTGAAGCCAGCCCTTAACCAGCCACCGAATCGGCGCGGGTTGGCTCGCCCTTCATGTCACCGATGATTGGCGGCATGATAATCCGGCACCCGTATTTTGCCGCGGCCTGCTCAGCGTATTTCTGCCCCGTGCCTGACACGTCATGATCTGCAACCACGACCAAATCACCATGCGGGAACCTTTCACGAAGCTGGGACGTTACAGACACAAGACCCGACGCCGAATAAGCCGCAAACACCCTCTCGCCTGTTAATTTCTCGACCGTCGCCGCGGTGGCAAAGCCCTCGCAAATGTAAATTGGACCTAAGCCGGTGCCGATCTGATACGACATACCGCCCGTCTCGCCGCCGCTATGGTATAGCTTGCCACCGTCGGCGGAAATGTATTGCAGGCTTCGCAGATTGCCGTCCATGTCAAACAGGGGACACATAAGCCGCCCATCGCCCGTCACCCGTGTGCCATGCGGTTGCACACCCTTGCGGGCAAGGTATGGATGATCTGGGCTTGCAGGTGCGCCGTTTTCCCAAATAGTCAGCACCGTATCAGCCACCGTGTCGCGCTTGGCCTCTAAGGCCTCTTGGCGTGCTTTCTGCGCCTCTCTCATGCGGTTGGCGTTGGCCATCTTTTCGGCCATCGTCATTTCCCTGCCGACGTCCGCCGTCCAATTGATCGCCACGCCATCGCGCCAATTGCCAAACGAGCCCGCGGGAACCCCGTCACCCCAAGCCAGATACCAGCCAGCGTCATCGCCATTCTTTCCCGTAGGACTAAATCGGCGTATCTTTCCATCCATCACAATGGTTGTGGGCGGCGTCATGTGTTCGGCAATTGCATCAATCAATTGCTGTTCTGGGCTGTCCGGCGTCTTAGGTGCGGGCGGAATAAACGACCCGCCAAAAATTGAAACCAAATCAGCCACGATTATTAACCCCCAAATATTCAGCAAGAACCTTAATTGTGGATGGGTGCGGGCTCACCTTACCAGCCGCAACCGCTTGCACCGTGTTTCGTGACAATCCAGTGCATTCTGCAACGCGCAACAGCTTGCGGTCCTTAAGTTGTTTATGTTCATAGCTTTGCACTCCTGCACATTTTCACTTGACATAACCTAGCATCACTGCGATTGTCAACGGGCCATCAACCTGCATCAAGCAGACCGATGGTTGGAGCAACAACATGGCAATTAACCTAAAGACCACTAAGGGCTTGACCGCCGACCACGGCGTTAAGTTTCTTGTGTATGGCCAAGCAGGCGCAGGCAAGACAAGCCTTATCCCGACTTTGCCCAATCCAATTATCCTAAGTTCAGAGGCTGGGCTTTTGTCCATTGCCGATGCAAACCTGCCTTACATTGAAGTCAACAGCATGGCTTCATTGACCGAGGCTTACGAGTGGCTTGTCGGATCAGACGAGGCCAAGCAATTTCAATCTGTGGCAATTGATAGCATCAGCGAAATTGCTGAGGTTGTCTTGATTGCTGAGAAGGCAATCGCAAAAGACCCGCGGCAGGCTTATGGTGCAATGCAGGACCATATGGGCGGATTGATTCGCGCCTTTCGTGATTTGCCTAATAAGCACGTCTACATGTCTGCCAAACTTGAAAAGTCGCAGGACGAATTGGGCAAGGTGTTCTATTCGCCTTCAATGCCAGGCAATAAAGCGGGCCAAGCATTGCCGTATCAATTCGATGGCGTGTTTGCGCTTCGCATTGAGCGGGACGCCGAAGGTAAGCCAGTGCGCGGCCTTATGACCGACACGGACGGACTTTGGCAGGCCAAGGACCGCAGCGGCTGGCTGGATCAATGGGAGTTGCCAAACCTCGGCGACATTATCACCAAGATTAGCGGGGTGCCATTCTAATGGACCTTGAGCAACTTAGCCTTGATTGGATTCGCGCCAAGACAGACGAGGCGCAGGCGATTAGTCGCAGCCGCACGATAGAGGATGAGATGGTGTAAGCCATGCGCATCAAGGCGGATCAGGAAGGCACCGACAAGCAAGACGTCGGCCCTTGGAAGGTGTCAATTGTAACACGGTTTAACCGAAAGGTTGACGCCGACCTAGCCCAAGAGATTGCAGCCGAGCATGGCTTTGCAGATCACCTTGGCACTCTTTTCCGGTGGAAGCCGGAAATTAACGCCGCCGCTTGGAAGGCGGCAGATAAGACTATCACGGACATTCTTGTCCGTGCTGTAACCACGACGCCTGGAAGGCCGTCATTTTCAATCGAACAGAAGGACGCCTAATCATGGCTTTTCTTGGTAAAACATACACAACCGCCGAACTGCCGCAAGGCCAGTCTAACTTCTCACCAATCCCAGCTGGATGGTATCAAAGCCGCATTACCGAGGCGGACTTGAAGCCAACCAAGGACGGATCGGGTCAATACATCAAACTGCGCCTTGACGTTGTTGGGCCGACGCATGAAGGCCGCGTGCTGTTTAGCAATATCAATATCCGCAACGCCAACCCGAAGGCGGAAGAAATTGGCTTGCAGCAGCTTGGCGATATTTCCCGCGCCTTGGGCTTGCCTGCCATCAGTGACACCGACCAGCTTATTGGCGGCACACTTCAGATCAAAGTGGCGATTGAGACCCAAGAGGGTTACGAGCCGTCAAACGAGGTCAAGGGTTATAAGGCAAGCGAAGGCTCTGCCATGCCAACCAAGGCCGCAACCCCAGCCGCCGCGACTCCTGCTGCATCTTCACCACCTTGGATGAAAAAATAATGACCGCTATTCCTGCACCGCGCGACCCGATTACAGAAGCTATTGACGCGGCATACGCCGCCGACAAGCAAAGCCTCCGCCACCATCTTGGCCTGTCTTATGCGGGCCATCATTGTGAACGATGGATTTGGCTTTCGTTTAGGTGGGCGGTGCAGGAACCTTTTGAAGGGCGCATCTTGCGCCTATTCAAACGAGGCCAAGACGAGGAAGCACGATTTAAGGAGGCGCTTGCCCGTGTTGGAATAACGATAACAGACGATCAAAAGTTTGTCGGCTTTGGTTCGCATGTCTCAGGATCAATCGACGGCATAGCTATGGGCTTGCCGCAATCGTCAAAGCCTCACCTTGCAGAGTTTAAGACGCACTCCAAAAAATCTTTTGACGATTTAAAGTCAAAAGGCGTGCAGGCGTCTAAGCCTATCCACTATGCCCAGATGCAGACCTACATGTTAGGGCTTGGCCTTGAGCGCGGCTTATATGGTGCCGTGTGCAAAGACGATGATCGCCTTTATTTTGAGCGCGTGCATCTGGATAAAGAGTTTGCGCTTAAAGTGATTGAGCGTGCCAAGCGCATTGCCACCGCGGAGCGTATGCCGGATCCGATCAGCACGCGCCCCGATTGGTATCAGTGCAAGATGTGTCCGGCCTATGCCATGTGCCACGAGAAGCAACCGACGCAGCATGTCAATTGCAGGACGTGCGCGCACTCAACGCCTACATCTGGCGGGACATGGCATTGCGAGCGCCATAAGATCGACATTCCAAAAGAAAACCAGCCAGACGGGTGCCATGACCATGTGCTGCATCCAGATATGGTGCCGTGGGAATTAAACGGCGATTTAAGCACGAATCACATTGCCACCTATATGATTGAAGGTTTGCCCGTCGCCAACGGACACCCTGACAAGCATGTGTTTGCATCCGATGAATTGATTGCTGACGCATCTGGTTGCGCCCTTGGACGGGAGGAGATCAACCGAATTAAAGAAGCATTCCCCGGCGCAAAGGTGGTGCGCCGTGCTTAGGGCTTATCAGCAATTGGCTATTGACCAGCTTTACGATTGGATGGGAAACCACAACGGAAACCCGTGCTTAGTCTTGCCGACGGGCGCGGGTAAGTCGCATGTGGTTGCGGCATTGTGTAAGGACGCCGTGCAGAATTGGCCAGAGACGCGCATTTTGATGCTAACGCACGTCAAAGAATTAATTGAGCAGAACGCCGAAAAGATGTTGCAGCATTGGCCTAACGCGCCGATGGGGATTTATTCGGCAAGCATTGGCAAGCGCCAGCTTGGCGAGCCCATTACCTTTGCAGGCATTCAATCTGTCAGAAACAAGGCCAATTTATTAGGTCACGTCGATTTGATTATTATCGACGAATGCCACCTTGTCAGCCACAAGGATGAAGGCGGCTACCGCGGCTTAATTGACCAGTTAACGCAGATCAACCCGCACTTGCGCGTCATTGGCCTGACTGCGACACCCTACCGGCTTGGTCACGGCCTGATTACAGACAAGCCAGCTATATTTGATGGATTGATTGAGCCCGTCACAATTCCAGGCTTAATTGAGCAAGGCTACCTTGCCACGCTACGAAGCAAAGTCACCACCGCTAAATTGTCGGTTGACGGCGTGCATAAGCGCGGGGGGGAATATATAGAAAGTGAGTTGCAGGCCGCTGTCAACACCGATCCGCTTAATGCCGCGGTGGTGCAGGAAGTCATTAAGCTGGCGGGCGTCCGCAAGTCTTGGTTGTTCTTTTGCGCGGGCATTGACCATGCGCGTAACGTTGCCGTGATGTTGAACGCTCTTGGCGTTCCCGCGGACGTGGTGACAGGCGACACGTCAAAAAAAGAACGCGCCCAGATCATTGCAGACTTTAAGGCCGGACGATTAAAGGCCCTGACAAATGCCAACGTCCTGACAACGGGGTTTGATTATCCAGACATTGATTTGATTGCCATGCTGCGCCCGACACTTTCGCCGGGATTATATGTGCAGATGGCGGGCCGCGGGCTTCGCCTGAAATCACACACAGATCATTGTTTAGTGCTAGACTTCGCGGGCGTCGTTGCCCGTCACGGCCCGATTGTGGCCGTTGAGCCGCCAAAGAAAGGCGGAACGGGCGAGGGTGACGCACCTATAAAGGTCTGCGACCATTGCGGGGAAATCAATCACGCAGCCGTCAAGAATTGCAGCAATTGCGGTGAAGCCTTTCCAGAACCAGAGCCACCACCGCCTAAGCTACACAACGACGACATCATGGGCCTTGAAGGCAGTGAAATGGACGTCAAGGAATGGGTGTGGCGAATCCATGAAAGCCGCACTAGCGGCAAAGAAATGCTGACGGTGACATATTATGGCAAAAACCTAAGCGACAAGCCCGTGACCGAATATATTACAATCTTGCATGAAGGACATGCGGGGGAAAAAGCGCGCCGGACATTGATTGGAATGGCGTTTCAAGCGGGCGTGCAGATCAACCCCGCAGGCGAACTTCAGGACATTGTGCAGCAGATGAATAACGCCACGGCCCCTGATGAATTGATTTACAGGCTAGACGGGAAATTCTACCGCGTCCTTGGTCGCAATTGGAGCTCCAAGGTTACGCAAAATCAATTGGAGCTGGTCTAGCGAGCGAACCTCGGACACATGCCAGCCAATCGCCTTCATTCTTTCTTGCACTTCTATTTGATCTTCTGACGCCCTGCCCTTGCCTGCCTTTAATTCAACGGCGGCAATGGTGTCGGGCCAAGCAATAATTAGATCAGGCACGCCAGCCAGAACGCCTATGGCCTTAAAGATTGCGCCTTCACGCATGGACCTCTTGCCGCCGTTTGGCACATGAAAAAACACCACCTCACTAGAGAGGTGGCGCTTCATCCATTTAATGCACTCATATTGTAATTCTTGCTCAGGCGTTAGGTTTAGCTTC